TTGAACTTGTAGGCCGTCCCGCCCATGCGTTCGACCGTCCAAACGAAATACTTCTCGATGTGACTTTCACCGCCCATGCCCCTGTCTACCAAACAATCATTGACAGGTCAACAAACATTCTGTAGTGTCCGGGCAAATCACAGGAGACGACATGGCAGCACACTCAAATATCGTCGGCGGATCGACCGCCAAGCGCGTCATCGCTTGCCCCGGCAGCGTGGCGTTGGTCCAGAAGATGCCGCCTAAGCCGTCCAGCAAGTACGCCGACGAGGGCACGCTGCTGCACCACGTCATCGCGGCGGTGCTGGAGACAGGCAAGCCGCCGGAGGATTTTCTCGGTACAGTCTATAACGGCGTTGAACTGACCGAAGACCGGCTGGAGCGCAAGCTGCTGCCCGCGCTGGCGGCGCTCGATGAGATCGATCCCGACAAGATGATGGAATACGATGTCGAAAAAGTTGTTGGGTTTGGTCACGTTCTTCCTGGCGTTTTCGGGTCCGCTGATCTTGTTGGTCGTATTGGCGACCGTGGCATACTGGTGGACTGGAAGTTCGGAGACGGCGTCGCCGTCGAGGCGGAGGAGAACCCGCAGGCGCTCTTTTACATCGCAGCCGCCATGCACACGACGACAACGGCTTGGGCGTTCAGGGACACTGAGGCGATTGACGTCTACATTGTTCAGCCGCCGTATGTGAAGAAGTGGACGACCGACATCGCCCGCGTCAAGCGCTTTGAGGCCGAGCTTGTTCTCGCCGTGCGGGCTGCCGAGCAGCCGGACGCGCCCTTGAAGACGGGCGACCACTGCCGGTGGTGCGCCGCCAAGTCGGTCTGTCCGCTGGTGACGGGTGCCGTCGAGCGTGCTGACCGCGCAGCGCTCAAGACGGTGAACGTCGATGATCTGGCCGCCGCGCTCGACAAGATCGAGACCCTTGAGGGCTGGATCAAGGACGCCCGCGAGATGGCGCAGACGCTGCTGGAGAACGGCGTGGATGTGCCGGGCTACAAGCTGGTCGCCAAGCGCGCGACGCGGCAGTGGGTTGACGAGGATGTGGCCTTGACAGCGCTGACCGAAGCAGGGCTTAATGCATCTGATGCACTATTGACGGAGTTGAGAAGCCCCGCGCAGATCGAGAAGATGCTGAAGAAGCATAAGATCGACATGCCGGAGGGGATTGTCGTCTCCGTCTCAACGGGTAACACGTTGGCAAGCGCGGATGACCCGCGACCCGCCGTGTTGCAGATCGGAAAGCGTCTTGCTTCCGCTCTTGGTAAACTGGTCTAAACAGGAGAAGACAATGAACGACATCGTGAACTTTGGTAACGCTAAGCTCCCCTCCGTCCAGAACCTGTCCACCGCCTTGCGCTCTCTGGAGCATGAGGTCGGCGGTACGGGCATGGCGATCCTCAAGATGGACAAGACCGGCCATTGGGTGTTCGGTGCTGACCAGACGGAGATCGAGGAGGACAGCACTTGGGCTGTCAATCCGTTCTCGTTCGTCCACGGCTATATCGCTTGGGGCGAGGGTGACGTGCTTGGCGAGAAGATGGTGCCGGTGGCTGAGCCGCTGCCGGAGATGGACGTGCCGCCGCCCGGCGCTAAACGTGGCTGGGAGTTGCAGGTGGGCATGAGCCTGAAGTGCATGGGTGGCGACGACAAGGGGCTGGAGGTGACGTACAACGTGACCTCCGTGGGCGGCAAGCGCGCCGTCCAGAAGCTGGCCCTTGACATCGCCGCCCAGGTCGAGAAGGACCAGACGAAGCCTGTGGCTGTGGTGCGCCTCAAGAAGGAGCACTATACGCACAAGTCCTATGGCCGCATCTACACGCCGATCTTCGAGATCGTGTCGTGGATCGGTCTGGACGGTCAGGCTGACGAGACGCCCGCGAGTGATCCGGCAGCGGACGCTGCCCCTGTTCGTCGCCGTCGTAGCGCGTAAGCGGGCCAGGGGGGTGGGCGTAAGCCTGCCCCCCGACCACCATGACCATACTCTGGATTGATCTGGAAAGCCGCAGCCGCTGCGATTTGCCGAGCCGCGGTGTGTATAATTATGCGCAAGACCCCAGCACTGAACTGCTGTGCATGTCCTACGCCTTCGACGACGAGGACGTCACCACATGGACGCCAGATCAGCCGTTTCCGACGCGGGTGGCACTGCATCGCGGGCAGATCAGGGCGCACAACGCAGCCTTCGAGCGCCTGATGTTCTGGTACGTCATCTGTCCTGATTTCGGCGTGCCGGAGCCTGCGCTTGAACAGTTCTATTGCACTGCAACACAAGCCCGCGCCAACTGCGCGCCGGGCAGCCTTGAGGACGTCGGCCGCTTCGCTGGCGCCAGCATGAAGAAGGACCATCGCGGCGCGGCGCTGATCCGCGCGCTGTCGATCCCGCAGGCCAACGGGCAGTTCCGTGAGGACGCCGACCTGATGGCCGAGATGATCCGCTACTGCGAGCAGGACGTCCGTGCCATGCGGACCATCTCCAAGTCCATGCGCGACCTGACGGATGAGGAACTGGCCGACTATCACGTCAATGAGCGCATCAACGACCGTGGCGTCAAGCTGGACGTGCCGCTAGCACAATCTGCTATCACCTACGCGGCGGCCGAACTGGAAGAGATTGAGGCCACGTTTCAGGAGATCACTGGCCTCAACAGCATCCGCAGCCCTCGTATGCGTGAATGGGTCTGGGAGCGTGTCGGGCCGGAAGCCCGTAAGGTCATGACGATCCACAAGGACGGCGAGGCGAAGGTCAGCATCGACAAGGCCGTGCGTGCAAACCTGCTGGCGATGGAGAACCCTGATGAAGTACCCCCGGAAGTCCGTGAGGTGGTGCAGTGCGCGGACGATGTGTGGGCATCGTCCGTGGCGAAGTTTAGCCGAGCCGAAGCGCTTAGCGATGATCAAGACTGTCGCGTCCGGGGTGCGTTTGTATTCGCTGGGGGTTCTGCTACAGGACGAGCTTCAAGCTATGGCCTCCAGGTCCACAACTTTCCACGGAAATGCGCCGCCGAGCCTGAACTAGTCCGGCAGGCCATGGTGCGCCGTCACTCCATCGTGCCGCAGTTCGGCAAGCGGGTGACGGACGTGCTCAAGTCCATGCTGCGCCCGTCGCTGATCCCCGACAAGGGCAAGTCCTTCGTCGTGGCCGACTGGTCATCCATCGAAGCCCGCGTCACGCCATGGTGCTCAGGTCCTGACGGCGATGAGAAGCTCGACCTGTTCCGCAACGGCGCTGACGTCTACAAGGTCAACGCGGCCGCAACGTTCCGGTGCAGCGTGGATGAGGTGACGAAGGACCAGCGCCAGGTCGGCAAGGTGCAAGAGCTTGCTTGCGGGTTCGCCGGAGGCGTCGGTGCCTTCAGCGCCATGGGCCGCATCTACGGCATCGTCATGCCGGAGAGCGAAAGCCGCAAGATGGTGGACGCATGGCGTCGCGCCAATCCGTGGAGCGTGCCGTACTGGCACGACCTAGAGGTTGCCTATACGCGCGCCATCCGCAATCCAAAGACGCAAATGGTAGCGGGCCGCGTTACATATTATTTCGACGGTGTTCATCTTTGGTACTCGTTGCCGAGTGGCCGCGTTCTCTGTTACCCTTACGCTCTTATCGAAGAGGATGGCGTGACCTACGCGAAAGCATCGTGGAAACCGGCAGCGGACGCCAAGCAGTGGCCGCGCGCGCGTCTTTGGAAAGGCCTCGCGTGTGAGAACATCACGCAGGCCGTGGCGGCTGACATCTTGCGCCATGCGCTGCGTCAGTTGCCCGACGTGGTGCTGCACGTGCACGATGAAATAATATGCGAGACGGACCAACCCGAGGCGGTGCTCGACTTCATGCAGCAGGTCATGAGCACGCCGCCCGCATGGGCCGAGGGACTGCCGCTGGCCGCCGAGGCCCAGATTATGAGCCGATACGGAAAGGGCTGACCATGAATAGCAGCGTTGTGCTGGTATCCGGCGCCGCAGCGGTACTGCGGCAGCTTTGTCTACAGGATGGCAAACACGCAACAGGAGTGATCCGCAAGGCCTCAAATATAGGCGCGTTGGTGGCCCTCAGTCTAACCACCAACGCGCAACCTGCCCAATAAGAACACGAGGAAACACATGATCGACCTTCTGGAATACCTGACAGGACTGGCCCCAACCGGCGAGACGGCGCTCATCGTGCGCCAGAAGCCCGTCATGCGTGACGGCGAGCAGGTGACGCACCGCGACGGCACGCCCAAGTTCACATGGCCCGCGTTCCTGCCCAGCCACAAGCGCAAGGACGGCGAAAGCTGGTTTATCAACACCGGCTGCTTCATTGCCGAGCGCTTCACGGATGGCAAACCGTCCGCCTCCGCAGCCAACTGCGAATATGTCCTCTTCATGATGCTCGACGACATCGGCACCAAGTCCAAGGAGCCGCCGGTCCCGCCGACGTGGGTCGTCGAGACGTCACCCGGAAACTTCCAATGGGGCTACGCCTTCAGCGAACAGCCAACCAAGGGCGAGTTCGTCGCCGCCATCACCGCCATTGCAGAGGCAGGCTATACCGATCCCGGCGCCACCAATGCCGTGCGCAACTGCCGCCTGCCGGGCTCGCCTAACCTAAAGCCCGGCAAGGACGGCTTCCTTGCCCGTCTGGTCGAGTTCCATCCGGGCCGCGAGTATACGCTGGCCGACATCTGCGCTGGTCTGGGCGTGACGCCCGGCCCCGCCGAGAACGCCAGCATCCAAGGGATCAAGCTCCGCGACACCGGCACAGACAGCGTGCTCCGCTGGCTGTCCGATCAGGGGCTGGTGCTCTCGCAGGTCAACCAAGAAGGCTGGTGCGGCGTCGTCTGCCCGAACCATGCCGAGCATACGGACGGCCAGATCGAAGCGCGGTACTCACCGATCAACCGCGCGTTCTGCTGCTATCATGCGCACTGCGACCACCTCGACAGCAATGCGTTCCTTGCATGGGTTAGCGAACAAAACGGGCCGTCAGTGCAACCGGGCTTCCGCGAGGAGCTAGTCGCTGAGCGCATGGCTATGGTGGCGGAGACGATCAAGCCGAGCGACACGTTTCGGGATACCGCGGCCGAGATCGTGGCGGCGGTCGAGCAGAAGGAACTCGGACGTTTGACGAAGCGCGAGTGGTTCACCCGCTTCGCCTACGTCGTGTCGGACGATACTTTTTTCGATCTTGAGCGGCGCACGGAGATAACACGCGCGGCGTTCAACGCTGTGTTCCGTCACATAGATTGCAAGTCGATCCATACCCAGCGCAAGATTGAGGCGGCGACCTGCTTCGACGAGAACCGCCTGGCGGCGGGTGGCCGTGTGCTGAGCGGCATCACCTACGCGGCGGGCGATAGCGTGCTGGTGTCGCGTGATGGCGACGTCTTCGGCAACCGCTGGATCGACGCGCGGCCGGACCTGTCCAACGTCCAGAGCGGCGACATTCAGGTCTGGCTCGATCATGCCGAGCGGCTGATCCCTGAGAAGGCCGAGCGTGAGCACGTCTTCGACGTCATGGCGTTCAAGACGCAGAACCCCCGCGTCAAGATCAATCACGCGGTGCTGCACGGCGGCGACGAAGGTTGCGGCAAAGACAGCCTGTGGGCTCCGTTCCTGTGGGCCGTGTGCGGGCCAGGCTTGCGCAATCGTGGGCTGGTGGACGGCAAGAGCATAAACGCGCGCTGGGGCTATGCCCTAGAGAGCGAGATCATGGTGCTGAACGAGCTGAAGGAGCCGGAGGCGGCCGAGCGGCGCGCGCTGGCCAACAGCTTGAAGCCGATCATCGCCGCGCCGCCGGACACGCTGCCAATCGAGCGCAAGGGCCTGCACCCGTACGACATGGTCAACCGTCTGTTCGTGCTGGCCTTCACCAATCACGGCGTCCCGCTGTCGCTGGAAACACAAGACCGGCGTTGGTTCTGCCTGTGGTCTGACGCCCCGCGCATGACCAAGGAAGAAGGAAAAGCCCTGTGGGCGTGGTACGACGCCGGGGGCATGGCCCGCGTGGCCAAGTGGCTGCATGAGCGCGACGTGTCGGCGTTCAATCCCAAGGCGACGCCCATGTGGACGGACTACAAGTGGCGCATGATCGAGAACGGCCGCAGCCTGGCCGAGAGCTATATCGTTGACCAAATCCGCCAGCCATCGCGCGAGTTTGAGGCGGGCGTTGTCGCGTCGCCGTTCTATAGGTTGTGCGAGCGGCTGCAGCAGGGCGCACCTGGCGTGAAAATACCGCAGGCGGCGTTGCTGCATGGTCTGAAGGAAGCCGGATGGATCGACCTTGGCGCCGTCAAGTCTGCCGAGTTCCAGACCAAGAAAAACCTGTGGGCGCGGCCTGATATTATCAAGACCCACAGCAAGAGCGACCTACGGCGCATGGTTGAGGAAACAAAACCGGCCCCGGCTGGTTTGCAGGGGCCGGACTTGAAGCTGGTGAAGTCCTAAAGGTCAAGCCATGCGGCCACGATGGCGGCGGCGAGGGTAGCGGCGAGGATCACCATTTGCCGCGCGCCTTCCGTCGCCAGTCACGCAGGACGGCCACAAGCTCGACGCCACACAAGGCGACCAATACCCAGCCGCCAAGCGACCCACCGAAAAAGAAGGCGTACCAGAGCCATTGCGCGGTGTTCTCAGACATCGCGGCGCTCTCCCGTCACGATCTGATCCAAGGCGGTGTCGCGGGCCTTTACCTCAGCCGCGAAGGCATCCGCGAGGGCGTCGATCTCCTCCACCATGCGGCGCTTGATCTCGGTCAGGCGTTCCTTGAACGTCTCGCCCAGCACCTTGTTGTGCGCGCGTTCGGTTTCAATGTCGGAAATCATCTTCTGCAGGCTCATATCTCAGCACTCCGGTTGTGGTTCAGGTTGCGATAGGTCAGGCCCATGGGGCGCGTAGCGGTCAGCGTCGGCGCATGTGCGGGCGGCTCGTAAAAGTCCAACTCCGACTCGTCACGCGGTGGCCAGATCAGGAAGCGGGCGGCGGACAAGCCAACCGCAAGGCCAACGAAAACACCAATAAAAAAGGTCATCTGCATTTCAGGGTATCCTCCACAAGTGCGATTTCTGCCGCGTGTTGACCTTGCGCCACCGCGGCATTGAAGCGGCGCAGGGAATTGATGACGGTTGAGTGGTCCGAACGGTCTAGCCAGGTGGCGATCTTGCACAAGCCAATGTCCGGGCGGCGGCGGCGTAGCTCCCACGTCGCGTGATGACGGGCGAGTGCCACGGGGCGGGAGCGGTCCCTGCCGCGCAGGACCGGCACCGGCACGCCGTGCGCGTTGGCGACCGCCTCGATCACGGCCTCGGCCTCAGGGAAGGCCGCCAGCGGGCGCTCGTCGTTCATGTGTATCTTGGCGCGCAGTTCTACGGTTAGCAGGCTGGCGACGCGGAACACGGTCAGCGGGCCGCCCGCAAGGGCGACAAGCTCGTCCAAATAGCGGCGCAGGCGGTGCTCGATTTCGGTTGCAGTCAATGGCGGCTCAATGTATGTCACTCTGGTTTCCTCCCTGAACTTACTGGCCCCCGCTTGGGGGCCTTTTCTTTGATAAGCCCGCGGCGCTCCGCTTCCTTATAGGCCGCGTCCCCTAGCACCACGATCCGCAACAGCTCGGCGTCCGATACGTCGCTAAGGTCATGGGGCGCGGTCATGTGAATGACCTTTCTAACTGCCGTCTCAGGTCGAATATTTCGCTGTCCAGGTACTGAATGCGCGTTTCGGCGTGTGCCAGCTCGTCGCGCGTCTTTTCGTACAGTTCACAGATGCCCTGCATATCCTCCAGCGTATCGGCCAGCGCGCGCATGGTCTGCGCCGCGCTTGTGGTGAGGCCGGTGCACATGCGGGCGCGCTCGATTAGTTCGCGCGTCGGCATTTGCATGAGGTACGTATAGTCAAGTGTCATGATCTAGTTCCTTTTCGTTCAGGATTAGTGCCAGGTCGCGCAACAGCGTGTTCATGCGCGTCGGTGGCCATGAGATTTCGCCCGTGTCCGGGTCGCGGCGGATGTGGTGGGCGGTGGCCATGCGCTCGGGATCGGGCAGCATGGCCCCGTTGCGGTACAGTGGCGGCCTAGTCATTGGCGGCCAGTGCATACCAGTCAATCCGTTCGTCATCTGCGAGGGCTTCACAGACGCGCGCGTCGATAAACTCGCGGTCAAGGTCCTTATAGAGCACATGGAACAGCGGTTCGTGCCGGTTGATTTTGGTGTAGATGCGCGCCTTGTTCTCGCCAGGCTTAGGGCCGTCGAAATGAAATTCGGTCACATCCCAATCGACCGGGCCTTTCCGGCCGTCTGGCAAATCATAGTCAATTTTCAACTCACAATCGGCCTCAAACAGACAGACGCCATCTTTCCAAGCTTGGACGGTATACGGAATATAAAGGTAATCCATTGGACTAGATCCTACGGTCACGGGGTTATGATGAAGAAAACGTAGAGGAAGGCATAGGCGACGGCGAGCAGCGCAAGCGCGCCGATAGCGTCAAGGGCAAGGGCGAGATAGTGGCGCGGCATGTGTCAGCCCTCCACAACGATTTCGTCGCGGGCGTGGTGCGCGGCGAGCGCTTCCCAATCAACTTCCCGCAGGTCGATGAGGTCAGCGACAAACGACACTTGCGGCACGATTTCGTCGATGTAGTTTTCGACCGCTTCGCGGATATAGTTGGCCGTTATCGCAATCCCGTCATCGGCATCCATGGCGAAGTTATCGCCGAACCACAAGTTAACGAGCCAAGTTTCGCGGTTCTTCCATCCGTTGCAGTCCATTGTCGTGCCCTTTCGTTTAGTGTGTTGAATTGTGGAGAGTGTACAGGCGGCTTGTGCCGCCTGTCAAGAGTTATGTGTCAAGCTGCACGTTCAGCCAGCATGACGCCGTAGCGCGTGGCGCCGTCACGGTTCCTATAGGGTTCAATGCGCGGCAGTTCACCGGGCGACACTTCGTCATCGGCAAACATGCGGTCCAGCGCGTCAAGCGCAGCTTCGCGGTTCTTATAGCCGTATGCGTACCAGTAGAAGAGATTGGCGCCGTAGCGTTGGTTGCCGTTCATGTCGTTTCCTTTCGTGTGTGTTGAGCTAGGGTCTAGTGAACCGGCGCGCTTGGCGCCGGTCTGCTAGGCTCTAGGCGTCAACGACAACAAACAGCGGGTTCAGTTTGGGATAGGTCGCGGCGACGTACGCCTTGATTTCATCAACCGTTTCAGTTGTCTCGTAAGCGCGCCATGTGTCGCGTTCGCCGTTAAACAATGCGGAGTAAACGACCTGATAGCCGTTGCGGCTTGGCGTGATTGACACGACGTCACCGGAAAGCGTGTGGTCAGTCATGTTGTCGCGCTCCCTTGTCAGTGCTCAATGCGCGGGTTGCGGCCCAGCCAGTTGAGGCGGTCTAGCTCCTCATCGCGCGCCTTGACGCTGGCGAACGCGATGGTGGCGCGGCCATAGGCGGCAGTCTCCTCCGGTGTCGTGCGGTCATAGCTGACGAAGAGTCCAGCGGCGCGGCGCTTGGCGAGTTGCTTGGCTATCAGGTCCATGTCGTTCTTCCTTGTTGATATGTGCATAATCTCATGACGTGCCTGATATGTCAACAAGAAATTTGTGTTGCAGGCAAAAAGACTGTTTTGGGGTAGTCGTGGGGTAGTCGTGGGGTAGTCGTGGGGTAACGTTTGGGGTAATCGAGATGACGGCAAAAGCCTTATTTTATCGGCTTATGGGTAATTTGGGTAATGGTTATCTGTAAATCAGTGATTAGATGTATATTAGTAAGTTCTAATATAGTGTGTTGTGTAGTGTATAGGGTATAGCCGGTTGAGGCTGCCCAGATTACCCATATGCCCGTCGTTATTGGTTTTCCGATGACCCAACGACTACCCCAAAGCCACCCCACGACTACCCCACGTCGGCGCCTCATGCCGCAAGCTGGCCGATGACGTGCCAGGGCATTGCCCATATTGCCCCAACATTACGCTAGGGCAGACAAGAATTAGTTGTTGACTCGGTTTGCAAAATGTGGTGTAGTTGCTTTGGGGCATTGCGCCTCAAGGGAAACGACAATGAACACCAATCCAGAAACTCTTTACTGCGGAAAGCGCGAAACGGTTATCGCCGAGCTTGGCGGCTTGACCCACATCTACCCGGGCAAGTACTTGCTTCAACCGGACGGGAACGCAGCGTTCGACGCGGAAGGCGCCGAGAGCTTGAAGGACATGAAAGCGATGATTGCCGAGTATCGCCGCATGTACCCCACTATCCGCGTCGTCATGCTCTGAGGCAAAAGGTCCACGAGCACCATTCCCGCCATGCCTGCCTGCTAGGAATATGTTCCGGTAACAAGAACGGTTACAGTTTACTGCTGCTGCGTTGCTGCGCTGCAAAAAATGCTGCGGGCGCGAAGGGAGGGGGGGGGACAGGGCCGAGCGCCGCTGCTGCTGCTGTGGCCAAGGGCCACAAACAAAATTTTTTATTTTCACCGCAACCACCCTATGGTAAGTTGCGTAAAGTCAACGGAGACGCATCATGCCTAAAGGTTTACCGCCCGCTAAAAAAAATGTTTTAAAGACCCGTAAGATGCCTGACGGATCGCAGCAGTATGTGCGCGGTAAGAACGCCGTCGAACGTGTAACAACCGCTGGCAAAGCGGTGATGTCCACCAAAAACCTCAAAGCGAAACAGATGCTGCTAAAGGTGCAGCGAGCCGAAATGTCTCCAAAAGCCCGCGCGGTCAGCGCGCAACAAGATGAAAATCGAAAGCGCATTGAACTTCGTTTTGGACGGCAACGCGCCGAAGCCATGAAAAAGAAGAAGTGACCTTCCAGTCTCTCCCCTACGAACCGCGTCCGCTGACCGCCACAGAGGCGCGTCTGGAGGCCATCTACAACGCGGCGCGGATGGGCCTCAAGGGCGACACGCTGGCCCTCGCTGCCGGGATGACGCCGACCGAGTACCGCAGGCTCTGCCAGATGGACCCGGTCGCGGAGTATGCCGAGCAGAAGGGGCGCGCGGACGGCGAGCTTGCCATGGCGACCGTGCTGAACGACGCGGCGGCGCAAGGGGACGCCAAGGCCGCGCTTGAGGTGCTGCGCTACGCCCACAAGTGGTCGGCTCCGCAATCGATCCAGCTCCAGGTCGAACAAAAAATTAGTATTGTAGCCGCTTTAGAAGAAGCAAAGGCTAGAGTTATCGAAGGTTCTGTGTTAGATACAGTTGGAGCCGCAGACGCGCTAACGTCTGACGGCTCCTTAACCAACCGTGATGAGGACGGCGGCTATGCACTCTCTTACACAAGATCAACTAAAGACACTAATCCATTATGACCCGCACACAGGGCATTTTACGTGGGCGATTGACCGCCCTGGCGGGCGCGTCAAAGCGGGCGACCGGGCGGGCACAACACACTATTCAGGATATCGGTACGTGACTGTTGCAGGCTCAACTGTAACAGAACATCGTTTAGCGTGGTTCTATACGCACGGCCGTTGGCCTAGTGGCGATCTTGACCATATCAATCGCGTTCGCCACGATAACCGTATTGACAATCTGCGCGAAGCTACACGGTCGGAGAATTGCCAGAACCAGCCAATACGCAAATCAAACAGAAGCGGCGTAACTGGCGTTTATCACCATAAAGTCAGCAATAAGTGGGCAGCCACTATAAACGTCAACAAAAAGCAAATGCATCTGGGCGTATACGATACGTTAGAAGAGGCCATACAAGTCCGCCGCAACGCTGAACTGGAACATTATCCCAATGCAAACGCCCATATATGACCCCATAGAAGAACAGAACTTGATGGCGACGTTTTGGTCTGCCGCCATCAAAGATGATCCGTTGGCGTTTGTCCGCTTTAACTTTCCGTGGGGCAAAAAAGGAACGCCGCTTGAAAATTTTGGTGGCCCGCGCAAGTGGCAACGAGAAGTCCTTATAGAGTTGCGCGACCACATTAAAGCCAACAATGGCCGCGTCGATTATGAAGTGTTTCGAATGGCTGTTTCGTCTGGTCGAGGTATCGGCAAATCAGCACTTGTTAGCTGGCTAATCCTATGGATGGTTACGACCCGGATAGGCTCAACTGTCATTGTATCCGCCAACTCAGAAGCGCAGTTGCGGTCGGTGACTTGGGCCGAAATTACAAAATGGTTGTCCATGGGGTTAAACAGCCATTGGTTTGAAATTAGCGCCACTCGTATTTCACCGGCCAAATGGCTCACAGATTTGGTGGAGCGCGACCTTAAAAAAGGCTGTAGATATTGGTCGGTAGAAGGCCGCCTTTGGTCTGAAGAAAACCCCGACGCATATGCTGGTGCCCATAACATGGACGGCATGATGCTGATATTTGACGAAAGTTCGGGCATTCCCGACAGCATCTGGTCCGTTGCGGCAGGGTTCTTTTCTGAGAACACGCCGCATCGCTTCTGGATGGCGTTCTCCAACCCCCGCCGCAATCAGGGCTACTTCTACGAGGCGTTCCACGCCAAGCGGGACTTCTGGCGCAACAAGACCGTCGATGCCCGGTCGGTCGAAGGTACGGACAAGGCAGTCTATGAGCAAATCATCCACGAATACGGGCCTGACAGCGTTCAGGCTCACGTCGAAGTCTACGGTGAGTTTCCCAGTGCTGGAGATGACCAGTTCATCCCCGTTCATCTCGTCGATGACGCCATGGACCGCCTCCGCTACAAGGACACCTCAGCCCCCATCGTACTGGGCGTCGATCCAGCGCGTTTCGGTGCCGACGCGACGGTCATCGCGGTAAGGCAGGGGCGCGACCTGGTCGCCATCAAGCGGTACAGGGGCGACGACACCATGGAGGTGGTCGGGCGCGTCATCGAGGCCATCGAGGAGTACAAGCCTGCGCTGGTGGTGATCGACGAGGGCGGACTGGGGGCGGGCGTCGTGGACCGCCTCAAGGAGCAGCGCTACAAGGTCAGGGGAGTGAACTTTGGGTCGAGGTCATCCAAGCCGGTCATGTATGGCAACAAGCGCGCCGAGATGTGGGGGTCGATGCGGGAATGGCTGAAAAGCGCGTCGATCAGCCCGGACCGGACGCTGAAGAGCGACCTGATCTCGCCCATGATGAAGCCGGACAGCAAGGGGACGATCTTCCTAGAAGGCAAGAAAGAGATGAAAGCCCGTGGGCTCGCAAGCCCAGACGCCGCGGACGCGATAGCCGTTACGTTCGCGTTCCCTGTCGGCTCACGAACCGAGCGCGTTGACAAGTCGCCGCGCAGGGCCTATGGTCAGTCCAGTGTTGCAACCTCTTGGCTAGGGTCATAATGGCGCGCAAAGGCGTATCGCTGTCAGTGGGACGGGGCGAAAAGCTACCCGTCTCCAAAGGCGCTGGCCTGACAGCCAAGGGCCGCTCGCGCTACAATAAGGCTACTGGGTCTAACCTCAAGCCGCCTGCGCCGAACCCGCAGACTGAGGCCGACAAGGGGCGCAAAACGTCGTTTTGCAAGAGAATGGGCGCCGTTGCGGCTAAAGCCAAGAACGGCGAACGCGCTAAAGCGTCTCTTAGACGGTGGAATTGTCCATGAAACCCGGTCTTTACAGCAATATTCACGCAAAACGCGCCCGGATCGCCGCCGGATCAGGCGAAAAGATGCGCAAACCAGGCACGAAGGGCGCACCGACCGCCGCTGCCTTCCGCAAGTCGGCCAAAACACGGAAAAAGTGACCGTTTATGGTGCATAAATTCGCAAATAAAGGTACTTTACCCGCTAATTTGAGGCTTAATCAGCTTCGTTATGACGCGAAGAAAAAGTATGGCCTTAGCCTAAAGGAAGCGCAGTATTTGCGCACTTTACCTTGTGAAATTTGCGGTGAAAAAGCCAATAAAATGTGTATAGATCACAAAATCCCACGCACTTATCGCGGCGTTTTATGCCAGCAATGTAACACGCGATTGGGCTGGTTTGAACGTAACCGCGAGATTATTCTTGAATATGTAGAGAGAGGGCCGCAAAATGCCGTTAGTGAAGAGCGCGAGTAAGTCGGCGTTCCGCAAAAACCTAAAGGCTGAACTTGCAGCAGGAAAACCAAAGCCGCAGAGTTTGGCCATCGCATACTCGGTCCAGCGCGCTGCCAAGGGCAAACCGAAGTCTGGCGGGGACATGAAGTACACACAGCCCATGCCGACGCCTAAGCCGAAGACCGGCGGCAAGAAGCGCACCATGCCCATGCCCATGCCCGCGCCCAAGCCGAAGATGGGCCGCGCCAACATGATGGGCCGCACAATGATGAAGAAGGGGTTCTAAAATGGCTAAACAGAGCGTTACACGCAGCGGTAAGAGCAGCAGCCAGCGCAAGAGCGAGGCGCAGTCCGTCAGCCGTGCTGGCAAGGGCGACCTTCAGACCGGTGTTTATGGTAAGACGACCATGGCCAACCCGATTGGCCGTCGTTATGCCTCGCCAATCGGCCCATCCAATC